CTTTTTAGTAGTTGTGGTTTATCCGCAACATAACAACCCGGTGAACGAGACAATGGCCGTGCCGTATCAGAGAGCCTCCCAAGCGCCGTTGCCATTTCCTCCGGGGTGTACCTGTCAATGTCTCGCACAAGTAGTTTGAGGCTCTTTTTAAAGTAGTGGGTGTCTAACCCGTATTCATTATTTGCCATCGCTCGCTACCTCTGATTATACTTTTGGAAGGGGTATCCACCCATCTAATTTGTTTTCCCTACAGCCTCTCGTCTTATCTTTTAATGTGTATATGAGGGACTTTAGTCCAAGTACCGTTTTCGTAATACTCAAGTTGTGTTACTTCGTTCGTTAGTACTCTCTTTGCTTCTCTTAAAGGTACCCCGTTTCTAGAACGGAACTCTTTAATTTCTTCGGGTGATGCTTTAGTAAAGTATGTTGCTGTTCGTAGTTTCATCTTCGCACCTCATAGCAACGGATAAACCGCTGTACAGTTCGGTTAATCATTTAAACTATCAAAAAAGCCAGCGCAGGCTTCGCGTAACATATCTTCGCAGTAATAATATGCGGCCTTTTTCCAGAATTCGGCCAAGTCGTGCGCGCGCTTTTCATGCAAAAGCTTATAGTTTGTTAATGTGTCTATTGCACTGTTGCAAGCCTCAGAAACGTAGCGTTCTTCGGTTTCATGGCCTCTTGTCATTTCAATATATAACGCCTTAAAGCTTTCCGGCCTGCTATAAAGCTCTGTTACCATGCGCTCGTAAGCGCCTTCAAAACAAACCGGAAAAATGTCTTCTAGGTGTTTTTGGCCGCTACTCTTGAGAAAGCGCTCAATAGCAAGATCCTTTAAACTATCTTTTAGCGCCATAAACTCGCCGTCCCAGTCGCCGGGGGCCAACCCTTTGATAAATTCGACTAAATCTTTCATCGCTTGGTTTCCTTTTTATCGTTAACAATAAAAAACTTTTCGCACTTTTTAACTTTTTCCGCACCCATATAATTTAAAATAGCCTTGGGCGGCTGGGTGGTCCCTTCGCTAGAAATAAAGTTTCTAAGGTAGGCATAAGAACAACCAAGCTTTTCGGCTCCGGCTTTTATGCTTCCGTATTCTTTTACCATTTTTCTCCGGCATAAGTCGGCAAATGCTTTCGGGGTAAGACTAGCCATTGGTTTTTTCCTTTGTTGGTTTGCTGTATGATACTACAAAAATAGTTATTAGGAAGTGTTTATTATGAACTATCACCCGCACGATGCAAAGTGGATCAAAGAAATGGTCGGACCACTAAGCGAAACCACAACAAAAATCGTTTTAGACAAATACAAGTCGTGCTATAGGGGGCTAATGGAAAAGGCGGGCGACGACCCAATAGCAAAGCAGGCCGCGCGCACCGAATCAAATACCAGGTTAAGGCGTTATATTGAGGCAAACCATTCTTCCACAGCCTGAATAGCGGCTACCCAGCCCAGCGCAACACAAACAAAAGCGCCGTTATCCTGGCAGGCTTGGAGATATTCCTTTTGCCCTGGTTGCCAGGTCGATTTGGTGTGGTCTAGTCGTTTTAGCTCGCAAACAAACGCGGGGCATCCAGGGATAACAATGTCTGACGCCCCGGAAACCATGCCTTCTGCCTTGTGTCGTGCTGCCTGTTGATGTGTTCGCTTTCCTTCGTTCCTTGGGTGAATAGCTATCGCGCGCAAATGTGGCGGAAGTTGAGAAAAAAATGTCATTTGTTCGGCGCTCTCCGGCGGGCATTTTCCACGAAACGACGGATCGCCATAGAGTTTTATATTAGGCTGGAACTTCATCTTCTACCCCGTTGTGACCATAAACATAAAAAAACCCGGTGGCCTTGTTTTTCTTTGCCGTTACCGTGGTAATTTCTTTTTTTTCTTTTTCTGCTACAAATTCATCTGGACCGGCAACAATTTTACCCAACACAATAAAACATAATTCGTTCCACTGGCGCCCTTTGTTGGGTGAGAACCAGGCAGAGAACGTGCGGTATTCGGTAACATAATCAACTTTTATGCTTATATTTCCCTGTCCACTAATCCATTTCTGACAGCTCCACGACATAACTTTGTCGGTGCTTATGATATCAGGGCTACGCTTTATTTTTTTGTATTCAATTCTAAGCTTTTCGTTTGGGTCCACAATTTCAGCCTTGCAGCTTTCGCAACGGCGCGCGGCGATGTCGTTTTCGTGGGCGCATTCTGGACACTCTTTTAACGTCCATCTGTATTGGCATCGCTCATACTTAAAACCAACCTTTATGAGCGCCGTGCAACGCCGCCCATAATGCGCGGGCATTTCTGTCGCTTGTCCGGCTAGGTCTACAAAATAACCGTACTCGTTGTGGTCGAATTGCTCCGGGTTTTTTCGCCGGTTAAAGGTTTGTTGGGTGCTGCATTCTGGACACGTTGCTTCCAGTGGTTCAACCTCGCCAGGTTTTCGCGGTGGTTCTACGTCGGGACTAAAAACTTCTCCGTCGGGGCAATGGCGATCAATGTTTTCGGCATAATCTAAAACCAAACAATCTTCTTTGCCTTCGTCAAGTCGCAGGCCGCGCCCGATGATTTGTTGAAGCAAGCCCGGCGACTCTGTTGCCCGCAAAATAGCGATTAAATCAACGTGTGGCGCATCGAATCCGGTAGTAAGGACGGCGACGTTTACGACATATTTAAGGCGCTTCGCTTTAAACTTGGACAGTATTGTTTCGCGCTCTTTTTTGGGGGTGTTGCCCGTCACTATCGCGCTATTGTGCTGTGGTAAACTGGCTAACACTTCTTCCGCATGGTGAACCGTTGCGGCAAAAATAATAACGCCTTTTCTCGTGGCGGCTAGGGTTACAATGTTCTCAACAATAGCCGCGGTTTTTCGCCCGTGACCTTCAAAAGCTTTTTCTACCTGGTCCGCCTTAAACTTGCCCATGTTATTTAATTCTAGGGCGGCGGTCTTATAGTGTTCCTCGGTGGCGCCAACAACCGGCGGCGTTAGATAACCCATATCTATTAGCTCTTGTGCCGTTATCCTAAAAACCAGCTTACAAAAATAGGCATTATGTCCGGTTGGTTTGTCGTTCTCGTCTATCTGGTAGATGTAACCGCCAACCGTTCGATAGGGCGTTGCCGTTAAACCAATAACGCGCAACTTGGGATTTTTTTCTTTTAGGTCCTCGATGATCTTTTTTATTGTCGGCGTTATGCCATGGGCTTCGTCTATAACAACCGCCGCAAAGCCGCCGAAACGATCCAGGCTGTTCGCTACCGTTTGTGGTGTTCCAAAAACCACGGGGTGCCTTAACGATTTTTGCCCAGTGGAGGCGCTAAACATGCTCGCCGGGTTGCCCGTCGCTATAAACTTTTTAAAATTTTGTTCCACTAGCTCTTTTGATGGTGCCAGGCATAACACGCGTTTATTGCTTACGTTCCACAGCCACTCCGAAAGCTTGGCTATAATTAAACTTTTGCCCGCTCCCGTTGCCGCCTCCAATACGCACGATTCAAAGCTGTTGCTAATGTGGTTTTTTAGTGCGTTAAAACCTTCCTCTTGGTAAGGTCTAAGAATTATCATTTGTGTTTCCAGTTATAAAAACGACGTAAAAAATAGCTCCGCGCAAATGAAATAAAAGTATAAATAACGCCGATAAGAAGGTTTTGTTCTATGCTAATAACCCAACCAAAAAACGGGAATATTGAAAAGTTGGCCAATATATTAATACCAAACCCGACGGCAATGTTCATAAACGACTCAAGGGCGGATTGTTTTTTTGTTTGGGCCATTAAAACATAGCCTTCTGCGCGGTCTCATTATCAAAACGCTCGCAAGCGGCCTTGTAATAATCTTCGTCTAATTCCATACCGACAAAATCAAAGCCGCCATAATGGGCTGCAATGGCGCTTGAACCGCTACCCAGAGGAGTGTCGAGGATTCTGTCGCCTTCTTTGGCGTAGTTTTTAAGGAGCCACTCGTAGAGCTTGACGGGTTTTTGTGTTGGGTGAATGCGGTATTGGTCATTAGGTGGCTTATCAAACTTCTTGCAGGTGCTTGTGTAGCTAGTCCACGCTAACTCAAACTGAGCAAAAGTAACCTCATCGCTAAACCCTTTATCCCACATAACCCAGCATGGCGAGTCTACAGGTTTCGGAATCCTGCTAATAAAGTGATTGGCACCCCATATGATTTGATTTTTGCTAACTCTCTTGAGTTGGTCAAAATATTCCGCATTAGGCGCATCTTTGTCACCGCCAGCGTACTTGTGGTGGCCGCTATGCTTTTGGCCCTTACGCCTTCCCATTGATATATTTACATTAATCCCATACGGCGGGTCAACAATCGCCAGATCAAAAGCGTTATCAGGCAAGTCTTTCATGTAATCCATGCAATCCATGTGTAACAGCTCAACACTCATTTGGCCGCCTCATTGCTAATTTTCATGTAATGGCTTGGCTCTTTGCGGTATGGCTCCAGGTCAACGCCTTTTAGCTCTGGCACCTTCTTATAGTCTACGCTTCCTTTCCGCTCCACAGGGGTAACCACAAGGCCGGAAATGTGGGTTTTTGTGTCGCCCGCTAACTTACATATTTTTTCTTTTATTTCTTCCAGGGACGCCTTTGCTTCGTCGAAGGCTTCTGACGCGTCGCGGTATTGCTTTACAAGTTTTGGATTATCAATAATGTTATCCAGGTAGCGGCTTGGGTTTTCTATCTCCACCAAATATTCTTTATGAAATGCTTCAAGCTTCGGAAGGTTTTCTTCCAGCCATGGAGGGTCGATTTTTACAGTCTCGATAACACTTGCACCGACGGCCCACTGGTAAAAAATAGCCTTTTCTCGTTGGGCGCAAAACATTTCTGTTTGAACTTGTGCGTAATAGTGATCTTGTTCGTTTAGCGTTTTAAATTCTTCACCGTTTTTTATATTGCGTTTTCCGTAGGGACATTTTATTTCCAGTATATAATCTTTCCCGATCAAGCCGTCCGGCGACGCGCCCAACCAAGGGAAGTCTGGACGCTGTAAAAATCCTACCTCGGTAATAGTGAACCCATCCAGCTCCAGGTCGGCAATAGCATTTTCTTCTTGAAACGTGCCGTATTCGGTAGCAGCGTTTCCGGTAAATTCTGAGGGTGCCCCGTGGAACTCTCGGACCATTGAGCGCATAACGTCGGCGGGTTTCATAAAAGGGTTGCACCCTAAAATTGCACCAACCCTGGAGCCGGTTATTCTTCCGACCCGTTGGGCGAACCATTCTGGCGATCGTTGTTCATGTTCAGTCATTTTAAAAGCTCCCCGCCTATAGAGATCAAATGAAGCGCCTGGCTTTCTGCGTCGTCAACCGCGTTGTGATACGTTCCGATTCTTTCCGGCTTTGTGACTAACGGAGGAAAAAAATTAGCAACCGTTCTGTAACAGCGATCGTTCCAAAAAAACCACGGTTGTTTTATAGTTAAAGCGCGATAAGCATTAGAAAGAATGGCATTGTCAAATGCTGCGCCGTTCCCCCATATTATGGCGTTTTCTCCTATCCAGTCTGAAAAAAGTTTAAGCGCGTAACTCAAACCAACAGTAATATTTTTTGTAAATTGCGCCCGCGCGTCGTCGCTCTGCTTAAGCCACCACATTATAGTTTTCCCGTCAACGTCCAGGCCCGCATCCAAACAACTGTCTAGATCTATAGCTGCATAAAATCTATCGTCAATTTTAGAGCTAAATTTTACTGCGCCAATAGCAATAATTGCAGAGTTTGCCCCAGTTCCCATAGTCTCTAAATCAAGCATTATATTATTCATATTAAAAACTCCTAGAAAAAAAAGACCGCCCGAAAGCGGCCAAGCTGAGGGTTATTTATTTAAAACGGAATGTCGCCTCCTAAGACGCTGGCTTCGGTTGCCGGTGTTGCCGGTGTTTCGGATCGGTTAAGCTTGTCCACAGCAACAACCCAGTTACCCGACTTGCCGTCAATCTCCCAAACACGAAGTTTTAAAACCATCGGGCGGTTCATTAGGTGCGTTCCTAATTCGCTATCCGTTGGCTCGCGTCCCAGGGAAAACAGTTTTTCGCCGCAATTGTCATCAATGGCCGTTAACATCATGCGCGCCTTCGTGCGCTTTTTTTCTTCGTTGGACTTAATTTGGATTTTCTGGAATATCTTGCGGCCCTTGTGCTCGCCGTCGATAATCTCCCATTTTAAGCTAATGTGTTCGGGGTTGTTCTCGTAGACATCCCACTTTGCCTCGTCGATTAATGCGACAACCTGCGTTCCATCTGGCAGCGGATCAAAGCCGGTATCCGCGTCATAACTTCCCTTTGTGGCCGCTTTTTCTTCGTCTGTTTTTTCCCAAAAATTATCCATTGGTTTTTACCTCAGTTTTTAAAGATGAAATGTATTGTGCTAATGGATTTTCGCCCGCGATAATTTCTAGCGGTTGCGTTATTCCATAGCGGTTTTTTGTGATGTTAGAAGCGGTTGCTTCTGTTATTAAGATGCGGGTCCCATTGCTAATAGCCTTTTTGCGCTCGCCTTCGCCCTTAGTGAAAGTTTCCAGCTTAACAAAGCCCACCACGTCGGAATCGTCGGTATAGGGTGCTTGGCTTTTTTTACCAAGGCGTAAAGAATATTTAGAATAGGGGTCGCTGTCGGGAAGCTCGACTGTTTCCATATCCGCATGGGCAACAAAAACAACGTGCATTCCGACTTTTTCATTCAACACGCCACAGGCTTTTCTAACTCGATGGTGCATAGTGCCAACCGCCGACGGACCGGCACCATAGCCGCCCATAGCTTGGTTAATAGACTTAGGGTTTTTGGTGTCGCTGTCGATAACGTATTGAACAAATAACCGCTCCAGGGCTGTTACCGAATCAATAACAACGGTTTTATAGTCGTGCTTTTCTTGAATTAACGCCTTTAGTTGTGCCCATAGCTCATCGACTTCGTGAATGATAGGCATAGCGTCGGGGCGCTTTTCTTTGGGAATGGACTGTAGCCCGTCTTCCGCCCGAATAACGATTGGTTTGGGGAAGGCACAAGCTAGCGTAGTTTTACCTACGCCCGCGTCGCCCGTGATGGTTGCAATAATAGGCCGGTCTTTTGGCTTTTCGATTTGCGATAAATAAGACATTTAATTGTTTCTCCTTTTCTCTTTTCGCCTGGCTAGTATACACAAACCAATCCACAATAAAACTATTTTTTTAGTTGTTAGGCTAACATCCATTTTTTGGTTGTTCCGTTCCTGGCTTTAACCTCTGAGGAGACCGCCAGTTTTTCTTCTTCTAGCTTTTCTAGCGTTTTTATAACATCGTCCTTTTTAAATTTTCGGCAACGGTTAACCAAAACGCCCGTTGTTTCTGCGTGCTTAGAATCAAGCAAACCCAACAGTCTCCGCGATAATTCCTCGCCTGGTCTACGTTCCGCGCTCGCCATATTTTGCGCCGCTAGATTGATTTTTTCGTAAAGGTCTTTCATTACTAAGGCGTAAGCCCATTCGACGTGCTCCAAGGTTTGGATGCCTCCAGGAATGCCAAGCGTTAACACAACTTTTAGCATTAACTCATAACCCCGTCGCGGTATTGCCTCCAGGCTGGTTTCTTTGCTTTTCTCTGAATACTCCCAAAGCTCGTCGGATATCTCCGCGCACCTATCGCGTGCATCTTTCGCCATGGGTATTGTTTTTCGCGGCCTTGGATTCTCTATACGGTCGGACATAACGTCGACACTTCCATCTGTACAAATGGCCATAAGTGTGTTTTTCATGGCTTCCGACAAAGGCTTTCGTTTGAAGCCTTTTTTCATTTTTGGGTTGGTGTCTTTTTCCTGGAAGATTAATGCTCTACCAACCCAGCCATTGTCGGCTTGCTCTCCGTTAACCGCTTTATTAAAGGAAACCGGGGTGGTGTAGCCAATTAGCGACAAAAAAGGCCGCTCTAACCCACTGTCTAACGATGCAAGGCGGGCGGTTAGCGTTTTTATTTCCTCGCCTCGGTTTTCGCCTTGGTCTACGTCCTTTTGTAGTTTGGCTATTTGTCTTTGTAGCTCTTTCCCGGCCTCGTCCCTGGCGTCGCCCGTTAAAAGCATGTGCGAATTAGCTTTGGAATAAGCCGACATTAAAAGCGCCAACACGCCTTCCAGGTAGGATGCGCCGCCGTATTGTCTCGCGTTGTTTATTTTCTCAAGAAAAAAACCTATTTCATCGACCAAATAAAACGCGGGCTGATGCCGCATTAGGTTTCGTACTATTTCTTGTTCAGATTTAATCGCCCCATGGGTCGCCGGAGCAAAACCAACCGCTCTATGGATATCAGCTTGGGCCTGTTGGACTGCCTCTTTCCCGGTGGCGGAACCTGCAACGCAAAAGATAAACTGGTTACTCGTCGCCCCGGTTTCTTCGTCTTCGTATAGCAACCCGCCAATATTAGATATTGCCGACAGTGCGGCGGCTACCGCTAGGCGTTCACGAGGGAACCTACATTGGCTGTTAATCCATTGGGTAATCTCGCCGACAAAGCCAGGGGGCCTTAACAGATCAACAATAGGCGGCTCGTTTAGTTCATACGTTAGACCGCTATCAAAGGTTACCGGCTGTTGATATCCGGCCTCCTCCGCGAAATGGATTAGGGTCCCGACGGTAACCGGGTTTAATGTTTTCCCGAACGAATGCCAATGACGTTGCAGGGTGTCGGGTCCCGGATATTCTTCAGCGGTTGCGCTCCATCTGTCCCATAGGTCGAACCCGCTACCACTTGTTGCGTGGTGGACGGCCATGCCTATTTTTATCCAGGTGTCGTAGTCCGCTCCGCTATCGACTGTTGTAAGCATTTCTATAATTTCGGATTCTGCAACGTCTATCATTGCACCGTTATAGTTTGCTCGATAGGTGTCCGCTTTTTTAAGAAGCGTTAAAAGTGCTTCCGGTGCTGGGCCTACTTTTTCTGGGCTTCCCTTTTTTGGTTCATAGGTTAACCCGGACTTGTGCATTGATCCGGCACCAACCACGAACCCGCTACACTTAAAGTCTAGGCCGGGGTAGTCGTGCAGATGGGAAACCAGAGCGCTTTCGTGGGGTCTTTTAAAGTAAATATGCAATCCGCCGCCGCCGGTTTCAACCACAAAGCCCGACTCCTTTTCGTAGTCTATCCCGGTATCTTTGCAAAGCTTTGAATAGGATTCATTGCCGCCGTTCCTTGGGTCCACATCTATAATAATGTGATCGTCTACCAGCACACCAAAGCCTTGGTCTAGCTGCCCATAACGCTCCATGTTCTCTATTTGTTCGTCGCTCCAGTGGGGCGTATGTTGCCAGTTACTCGCGCGTGGGTGTTTATATTGGTTTTCGCAGTCGTCTTTTCCACACTGGCATTTTCCGTTTTTAACCGGCTGCAAGGCCATAATGCGAAAGCCTTCGTCGATATAGTCGATATAATTCATTAGCGCACCCGCTTAACTTTTGCTAACCCTTCTCCAGATGGTAAAACCTTTACAGAAAAGAACTTTTTCTCTACTTTTCCAAACATGCTAACCAGTGTTCTAAAGTAAGCCGGTGTTATTTCCTTGCCCCAATGATTAATAATCCCGCCAAAAGTTATAACTTCCTCCAGCTCAATATCGTCTAACACTTCGTCTACGAATTCTTTTACCTCGCCATATTCTTCAGCTACAAAAAAATTAGATTTTTCGTTGTTCATATCTCGTTCTCCTTGTTTTTGGTCTGGGCAATATATCTATTATATAGATTATATACAAATATAAATTAAACATAGTTGGAAAATGGTGGGCCTACTATGTTTAAACTACGTTTAACGTATTGATTTAAAACAATAATTTTTAACATAGTTAACATAGTAAGATAGTAGCCCTATACACCTATAATTAATTAACTAATTATCTATATAGAAACGTAGTCTAAAGGCGTTTTTTTAGTAAAAAATAAGAATATATAATATATAATATATAACTATATTAACTATCTATAATAAATCTTAATAAAATCAATCACTTAAACGTAGTTTTCTTTTTACTATCTTTAACTATGTTAACTATCATTATATAAATCAAACACTTACACTAATGTAACTAAAAAAGTAGTTTTTATTTAAAAGGGTTGTTATACTAGGCGCAGACACAGAGAGAAGGAGAATTTGTTATGTATAGATACGAGGCACCACAACCAGAAAAAACGGTGATTATGTTCCTTTATGTTTTAACCCTGTCCGATGGGACCAAACAGGAGGTTATCGCCAGAAACCGAAAACAAGCGTTTGATTGTGCAAAAGGGCAGGTGGTTGGCTATACCTGTATGGGTGGTTTCGAATGAAAAATTTATTGGTTTTTATAGCGATGCTGGCTTTTTGCCTTCTTATGAACGTTTTAGTCGTTATGGCGATAGACGCTTACGAGTTTGAGCAAACCGGCGCTTGTCTTGATTGTTTGTTATTGGGGGGGTGGTTCGATGGGCGTTAAATATTACACTCCGACCGGCGGGGTTGAGATTCTTTTAATTAATATCATCCGAGAAACCGACGATTTTGTTTATATGTCGGATGGAGCGAGGGCTAAAAAGAATTCTCAGTGGGGCATTTTTCACGAAACCTTTAGAGACGCGCATAACTTCCTAGTCATGCGGGAACAATCGGCGTTAGACGAAATGGTTTTTTTAATGAAACAACAGATTAAAAAGGTTGTTCAGGCGGAGGCGTTAGGGTGAGAGAGGCAGGCAAAGGAAGCAAAAGAAGAAAGGAAGACCGGAAAAAAGTGCGCGATGGTTGGTGCCTTAATAGCCCGGCCTGTCCTCGTTGCGGGAAAGAGAGCTGTCCCAAAGTCACGTTTAAGGCTATGGCTTGCCCAAAAGACAAAGGGGCACCCAATGTCGTTTGATCCTAGCAACTATATAAAAAAGGGCCAAATGGTAGCAACCAGGGGGATAGCACAAGAAGCGGTAGTTCGTGATTATGAAACGCCGTGCCAGGGGTGCGAGAATGCCACCCGATGTTCTACTGAGGGGTTGGCGTGCATGGCATATCACACGTATGCAAACCATAAAAAAGCGATCTGCCTTCCTAGCGATTGGGAGGGACAGCCAAAGGAGCCTAATAAGCAAATATTCGACCACGTTTGGAGCGCGACCAGTGGGCGGATATCTAAACCCAACAGCAGAAGCCAAAGGAGAAAACAACGTGAGAATAAAAACTAGACAGGAATTGGCGGACGGTGCGGCGGAGGCATGGAGAGAACAATGCTCAAAAAACTCGTACTATCAGTGGGGAGTAGATAAAGAACAAATTCTTGAGAAGCTAATAGCGTTGGGACCACAACCAGCGCCGGAAGCGGTAGACGAGGCTATAGGGAACGGCTCTTGGACAAGGACAAATTGCCACGAATGCGAGGCGGAAAATATTAATGTTGTGCAGATAGGGGAGGAAGAAGATTACGAAAGCAACACAGCCTATATTTGCGGAGATTGTCTTAAGGCGGCATTAAGCCTACTTGCCGGTATAACCCAGGGGTAACGAATGATGAAATGCTATAAGACCATGGCTTGCCCAAAAGACAAAGGGGTACCAAACAAAAACACTATTGTCTGCGGCGATAGCATAGAACTAGTGAAGTCAATCCCCGAAAATTCAGTTCATCTTTTTCTCAGCGACATCCCTTATGGAATAGGCCTTGATGACTGGGATGTCCTGCATGCAAATACTAATTCAGCGTATGGTGGAAAGAGCCCTGCACAGGACAAGGCAGGAGCCGTATTCAAAAAGCGGGGTAAACCTATTAATGGATGGTCCGAAGCTGACAGAAAAATACCGTATGAATACCAAGATTGGTGTACATCGTGGGCATCTGAATGGTTGAGGGCATTAAAGCCTGGAGGTTCAGTAATTATTTTTGCTGGTCGACGCTATGCACATCGCTGTATTTCCGCATTAGAGGGTGCGGGGTTTAATTTTCGAGATATGCTTGGGTGGACACGACCCAAAGCGGTACATAGAGCACAAAGACTTAGTGTTGTTTATAACCGTCGCGGTGATACTAATTCCGCAGATTTTTGGGAAGGCTGGCGTGTTGGAAACTTGAAGCCCACATTTGAGCCCATTATTTGGGCATTTAAACCATATAAAATAACTATAGCTGATAACGTCCTTGAGCATGGAGTTGGTGCCTATAACCAAGATAAATTTGTGCAATATTTTGGTACAAAAGACAATATCTTTGAGTGCGGAATGGCCGCAGGTGAAAGTGGGCTTCACCCAGCGCAAAAACCTGTGAAGCTTATGGAGGCTCTTATAGATTTAGTTACCGTACCCGGCCAAATTGTTGTAGATCCATTCGCAGGCAGCGGAACAACTGGCGTGGCAGCCAACAACCTAGGCAGAAAGTATATATTATTCGAAAGCAACCCTGAATTATGCAGTGGAATAAAAAAACGACTACAACAGCCTACCGAAGAACACAACCAGAGGTAACGAATAATGGATGAAGTAATTGTTTTGATGGTTTTTATTTGGGTGATCGGATTTTTAATCGCCTGCGGTATGCACAATGAAAACTGTGATGCAGCGCAGGAGCAAGCACGCTGGTTTCACTACTTGCCTTTGTTTGTATTTTGGCCAGATTATGTCGGCAGGCATTTGGCTGGCTAGCGGCCAATAATGGCGCAAAGTAACCATTATGGCTAATAGCGGCGCTTTTTTGGCGCGCTATTGGCAGTCGGGCGGCGTTTTGTGGGATAATGTGCGACAGCATCAAAAACCCTAGACGAATGGAATATATATTTTATGGATTTATACGAAGCGCTTGCCGGGGTTTTTGCTTTTCTTGTTTCCGCCGGTTTTTTTAAGTGGTTATCTATTGTTTTAAAAAAATGGTTTCAAGATAGAAAATATATAAACGGGTTTGGCCGGGTTGGTGTGGCCGGAAAAATAATGGAAGATATGACCAACTACGGCGCGGACCGCGTTTTATTGTTTGCCGGTAAGAATGGCGGCGGTGTTCCATCTGTTGGCAAGCCTTATTCAGTAAGTCTTATGTTATCTGCCGGGGGCGGGGTTGATCCGTCGATAGCCTCGGATTATGTAGATTTGCCCGTGGATATGCACTACGTAAAGCTTTTGGAGGATATTGGGCGAAAAGATTATACGGTTATCGACGTAGAAGCCCTACCGAGAAGCCAGATAAAATACTACTACCAGGCCGAGAACATAAAGCACAGCATTTGGTTTTATGTCGGCCTAAAAGATATGTCCTTTCTATTCCTTTCTATTAGTCGGCACGAGCACAAACCCTATTCTCAAGACGAAATAACCCGAATTTTATTAAAAGCGAACAGTATCAAAAGGGCGCTAAAATGATAAAGTGCATTGAAATAGCTAGGCCACAGGTCGAAGCGCACGAAGGGCGGAGCGCTCTAGTGTATAAGGACCACCTGGGAAACAATACTATCGGCGTTGGGCGCAACTTGGATGGTAAGGGGTTGAGCGATAGCGAGATAGATGGGCTATTAACAAATGACCTAAACGAATGTTATGATGACCTTATAAATTTTCGCTGGTTTGCAGAAACCAATCCGGAAGTGCAGGCCGCTTTTTTAAATTGGCGTTTTCAGCTTGGCGGGGCGGGGATTAGGGCTTTTAAAAATACGCTAAGACTTTTAGCGGCTGGCGATTATATTTCGGCTTCACAAGAAATGCTCCGGTCCAAATGGGCCAGAACCGATACGCCAGGGCGAGCTCGTGAAATTAGTCGTATTATTGCTGATGGTTAGTTTGTTTGGTTGTGTTCATATAACGACCGTTGATCTTGTCATAGTAAAAGGAAACAACGTTGAAAATATTGGCCTACCAGGGGAAGTCGTTAATCTCGAAGGCGATTAGATTCCAAACCCGCTCGAAATATTCCCATATTGGAACCAAATTTAAAGACGGTAGAGTTGTTGAGGCCTGGCACAAAAACGGGGTACAGATGAGCCCTAATGCCTCAACACTCCACACGCCAGGAACAAAAGTAGACGTTTATAGAATAGATGGCGACATCGACGAGGCAATGGCGGAGAGGTTTTTATATGACCAGATTGGCAAAAAATACGATTTTAACTCGGTGGCTCGTTTTATGTCGCGGCGAAAAGCTATTGAGAATGGCAAGTGGTTTTGTTCAGAACTGGCAGAATATGCTGTGGCTTTCGCTGGCTTGCGCCTATTGAACGGTAGCCCTTCTGCCCACTCACCAAGGGACACAGTGTTAAGCCCTTATCTTATTTTAGAAGATCAAATTATTACGGAATAATTATGCGCCTGTTTTTTCTATTGTTGTTTTTGCCGTTGGTTGCCGTTGCTGATGTAGAGCAAACTTGGCCCAATCTGGTTATAGCCGATGAAAACGGCACGCCCATTGAAGGCGTAACAAAATCAACTAGCGCGGTTAATGCGCTTGGTAAAGTTTTAAACCTTCCCTATGGCACGTATAAGATTATAAGGCCCGATGCCACCATAACCACTTCAGGTGGGGCCGTCGAGCCGCCTGTTATTTTAGATAGCGATGGGGATGGTGTCTTTGATGATGTAGACTTGTGTGATTCGTCGCCCGGTGCAGTTGTAGACGCTACCGGATGCGAGGTGGTTATAGTTGCGCCGCCAGTTACTGGGGGCATTCCTACCCTTGTTTACACACGCGTTCCCCGCACACAGGTTGATGATTTTATAATAAACGGCGTGGAGGTGTCACACTGGGCCTATCTTGACACACTGCCAGAGGTTGGCAGTATTTTGGATGGATTTAATGCCCCAGGGCAGCTAGTCTTGCGCCAACCAGACGGAACAGAAGAAATTATTTATGATTGCATGAATGAGGTTCGGCCCTGCGTTCCAACAGACGCGCAGAGCAGTCTAGATGGGACTAAAATAATATTCAGTGTATATAGGGCAGACTCACTTAAACCCGTATGGCCGGAGAACAGAGATTACCCCCCGCGTCAGTTAAGCTCAAAAAACAATGAGGCAACTATCCATATTTATGATATTGCCACCAAGAACATAACGGACTGGCCGCATACCGCAGGCGTGTCAGATATGGGGCCAATCTTCTTGCCAGAAGGCAAGGTTATGTTTGGATCTGATAGAAACCCACACTATTACCCTTTTGTAACGAGGGTTGACCCTACTTCCGGCAAAGCATATTTAGGCCCGGTACGTCTTAGCGCGCCAGAGCCGAGATTATTTATTGCTAATGAAGATGGGAGCAATGTCAAAGATATAACGCCCCACGACTTTGCCGGCAGTATGCACCCTTATTTATTTAGTACTGGTCGCGTTAAGTATGGGTCACACTGGCTGTCCCATAATCTTCCATATACCACAGATAACGGATCAGTCCAGTGGCCTGGGACGTTCATTAATTATTGGACGATACAAGACATAGACCGCGAGGGCGGCGATATGTCTGTATTGCTGGGAGGCCACAGAAACAAAGTATACGCGGCAAATCCTGGCGAACAAACAATGAAGGCGTTTCACTTTCTTACGGAGCTGGCTAACGGTGACGCTTGTACTACTAATTATTATCGCGCTAATAACCTTGGGCATGGCGGCGCGTTGTGCTGGCCACAGGCACCTTTTGGCGTAGAAGGGTCGATAGCAAATAAGTTTGTACAAGATGGCATGTATAACCTTGCGACTTATGGCTGGTCAGAAGATGCCCCGTCAAGAATAGACCCTGATACGGGCAAATATATGGGGAAGGTTGGCTACCCTGAAGGCTTGCCGAATGGTCAGGCCATTGTTTCTTATGCTCAAGGGTACTGTACAAGGGTGGCTACTGCTGTACCTGGCACAAATAACAAGTTAGCAGACGCTGGCCAGACTGATTGCAATGTCGGGCTGTATGCCACGACAATTATACCAAGCCACCACCCAAGCGATTTATCTTTGATTGTTGACCACCCAGAATGGCACGAATTCGCGGCCAGGGTGATACAGGCAAGAACAATAGCAACGCCCACATTATCTAAAACAGGTGATTCAAGCTGCCGAATGGTTAGTTTAGACGCTGGTGCCACTGATGCTCATTCCTTTAAAGAATATGCTTTTGATAATAGGGCCAGCGAGAGCGGAAACAATGGCGGTGAGCTGAGAAAGTTTCCCCACTCTGATGTCGTTGCAGTGCGCTTTTATGAGGCTATCCCAAGGCTAACGTCTTCGACATCTGGTTATAAAAATAACACAGGCAACGAGGTTAGGTTGCTTGGTGATGCCCCCTTGCTTCCCGATGATTCTATGGTGGCTACGGTTCCTTGTGATACGCCTTTGCTGATGGCTGGCATTAATGCTGATGGTAGAGTTATCAAGCGTGACACTTTGCCTCAGTCATTGCGCCCAGGTGAAAAGCGCGTTTGTTCAGGTTGCCACACTCACAGCCAAGATTATGTTGACGGAACATATCCTGACCCTGAAGGCGGCTTTTATGTGCCAAAAGTATATGAAAGCGTGTTAGCCTCAACGACTACACCAACAGATTTAACCACGGCTTCTATGGTGCCAACTTATACGGATGATATAGAACCGCTATTCCAGGACAAATGCTCATCATGCCACAATCAATCCGAGCCGAATCCCGATGATGCCGATCTGGTGCCACTTTGGAATTATGAGAGCCTGGTACAAGATTTTGCACAGATTACAGTTCCAGACTCCATGCGGGTTGCCATTAGAGACGGATCAAGCGACACGAGAACTTATGGTGTACAGCGGCCATTAACCTCTAAATATGTTGATAATATGTTTGCATTAAGAAGCCTATTATATTGGAAAGCCGCTGGAAGGCGCACAGATGGCAGAACAGACTCAGAAGAAACAGATGATATTGATTTTGGTGTTACTCATAATCCAGGGCTAACACAAACGGAAATAGATATTGTGGGCGATTGGCTCGACAGTGGAGCGTCCCTTTAATGGCTATTAGCTTTGATGGAACAAGTTCAAAGGTAGTCATTGACACTACGGGCGTTATTGATAACACCAATGCCTATTCCGTTAACTTCAAAATTCAGCTTACCGATACGAATTCAGCCTATGAGCGCAATCTAAGCTATCGCGAAGGGTCACGTGGGTTTATGGTCATCCAAGAGGATGACAAGCTGTTTATCATAACTAACGGAACTGGCGGCACCACGTGGGGCCGAGATGTTGACGCCAACACAGGTGTCGTCCTTCTAGGGCTAAGTACTGGCACCTGGTATAACATAACCGTAAATTTTACGGGCGGGGCTGATGGTGTTTCCTCAACTCCTACAGTCTGGAAAGATGGTGTTTCGGTAACAGAGAATGGAACAGGTAGCTTAAATGGTGGTTCAGGGCCGGGTTACGGCTCGGGCGACGATACTGATACCCTCCATTTGGGTTCTAGGTCTGCTACGGGTTCAACTATTACCTCCCCCGGCGATTGTATTATTGCCGAAGTTACCATGTGGGAAAGCTCTAGGGTTATAGCTGATGCTGTAGCGATGACGGCAGGTACCTCTGGCAGCACCATTGGAGCGCCAGCTATTCACTATCAGGCGTTAACGAACACTGATACAACAGAAACAGAGAACAGCCAAACAGTTACCGTTTATGGGTCGCCAACCACAGCAACTCATCCAACAATGGCCTCTAATGATATAACCGCTACTGCGGCTATTTCGTTTGGCAGCTCTGCTGATCTAAATGCTATAGGTGAGATGGGGGCCACGGCTTCGCTCTCCTTTGGATCAAGTGCTTCTTTAACGTCGCCACTTAGCGAAGATATAACCGCTATTTCGGCATTGTCGTTCGGCACAAGCGCCGACCTTAACGCTATAGGCGAGATGTCATCCACAGCGGCCTTAAGTTTGTCTACCTCGGCCGATTTGGGCCAAGCTATAACAGCTATAAGTTTTGGCTCGGATAACTTTGATTCTGCCATTTTCGATGTGACTGGTTCATCTATAACCGATGCCGCAACATTAACGCCAACATTAACGCTTGCTCCTGAAGACTACAGCGACGTTACTGGCTGGTTGATGCTTTGTGCCAGAATGACCGCTTGCACAGGCAAAACGCCAACTTTTGTTTATGACCAAACCAACGCAAGGCATAAAAACTTTTCGGCGGGAAATCCCGTATGGCATTATCTAACAGATGACAGAAACACTTGGTACGAGTTTGATAACGTAGCGATTGCTTCTGATATTGTTACGGTGTCAATGAATACAGCCTTTACGGGCGATATTGAATTTGCCACCAAACCACGATGGCATTATTCAGACACGCAAGACTTTATTGCAGAAATAGCCCTTGATTCTAACGCCCACGAGCTAGCCTCTAGCGTTGCCGCCGGTTCTCTACCAACTAACGTACATGCCTCTGTTGATCCAGGCGCAACTAACGCTAACAGCTTCCCTCAACAAGATATAAACCTATACGGTATTCGTATCAGTAATGATGCAGCTACACCTGATGTAGGGGATAAATGGCCCGTAGTCCTTCTGATGGGAGCACATGCTTCTGAAGATCAAGGCAACTATATGTTGCAAGGGTTTGTTGATTACCTATTAGGTGGTTCAGCTATAGCGAATCAGCTCTTAGTAGACTTTTCATTTTTTATATACGAGGTGAACCCGGCTGGCCGCGCATTCGGGCGAGAGCGATTCGACGAGTCAGATGCTACAAGTACAGATATAAACAGGGCCTGGGACGGGACTCCAGCCGGAACCGTAGCTGATGACATTATTGCGGCTATAGGCGTAGATGTAACAAGCCTTAAGGGTTTAATTGATTTCCACGGGGCTTACAGTCTTAGCTCAGATTTTGGAGCCTATTACGACACCGGAAATCCTTACGATGTAAACTTTAAAGACAAGATGCTGGCCAAATTAACGGGGGGAACATACCCATCGTTAGGCGCCAACCCTACAGGTTCGGCTGGCTGGTGGGGGGCGTCTCAAGGGGCTTTGTTCTCTCTAACCCATGAGGGCAAATACCACCCTACCGGCTTTCCAAGTTCATCTTCAATGTATGACAACCAGGGGCAGGCAATTGGCGAAACCCTTTCCGAGATAAGAACCTCGGTCGAGCTGGGCATGGTTGCTACGGCGGCTATTTCGTTCGGCTCGGTGGCAGAATTAAACGCTGTTGGAGCGCTAGTTGCTAATAGCTCGATAACCTTTACTACAGGTGCAGGATTAACCCAGGCCGGTAATTTTAATCTAACGAGTACAGCGGCGCTATCGTTTGGCTCCGTTGCGGGCTTAACGGCTACGGGTAAATTAACCGCCAACACAGGGTTAAGTTTTACCAATTCGGCGGTGTTGAATGCGACAGGCGGGCTGTCTGCTGTATCTAGCCTAGTATTTGGTAGTGCGGCTGAATTAACGCAGGCCACGCTAAACGATATCTTTGCTACGGCTGGATTAGCCTTTGGTTCGGCGGCTAATATATCGGCTATTGCTAATATAACGGCAGTTGCCCCTATAACGCTTTCGACAAGCGCTTTGCTTAGTTCTCCAGGTGTAGCGCCTACCGTTGTAGGGCTACATTACACCATGACAGGATCGCGGGTTCATTTCACAATGAGCGGTAATCCGTTACACTACACGTTATAGCCACTATTTTTTTAAACATAGGATAAAGACCATGAGCGCAACAAACGCGTTAGAAACCTCGATTTTAAATCATCTCCTCGCTAACGCGGCTATTGCCAATGTTGGCGACGCTACAGGCTTGCCTGCTGCGGCAACGGTTGGTAGCTGCCAGCTATCCTTGCATACGGTAGCGCTAGACGATACCGACACGCTCTTAACTGCTGACGAGTGCGACTATACAGGGTACGCCCGACAAACGGTCGCGCGCTCTGGGTCCGGTTGGACCGTCTCAGGTAATAACGCCTCAAACGCCGCGCTTATTCAGTTCGGCGAAAAGACGGGCGGAGCTGACGACGTTGCCGTCCATTGTGGTATTGGCCTCATTGCTACGGGCGATGTGCTACAGATACACGCTGACCTTGGGGCAGACCTAACGATTAGCGATGGTGTCAATCCTCAGTTTGCTATTGGCGCTCTCGATATAACAATGGACTAAGGGTTATGGGTATAGCGCACAACCAAAAATATACGGTCGCGGTTAATGGTACATCTGTCAAACTAACGTTTGGCAATGTGCCTATAACTATTGACTATAATACCGCTCTCGACTTAGCCCGTTATCTTAGGGTGGCAGGCAAGAAGGCAAAGGCTAACGCTGGCGATAAGTCGCGAACGATTGTAGCGTATGGCCTGTTGACCGATGCAGAGAAGGACCTATTAGCCGAGCAGAATCTTAGACAGGTGTAGAGCATGACCGAGATAGCGCCACAGGTATATAGCATAAGGCAGGGCAAGACCAAGGTGCCCGGTGTTGATGTATCCAAGCAGATGGTAGACGGGGAAACGCTGGTAACAGTGCCTACAGTGGTAGAGGTTAATAGCTCCAACCTAACGATAAGCAATCCCGCCGTTAATACTACAGCCCTAACCATTAACGGTAAGTCTGTTCCTATTGGGCAGGCTATTACTTTTAGCGTTGAAGGCAACCTACAAGGCCGATATCTATTAGAGGCGTACGCTGTATCGAGCGAGGGCCAAGATATAGGCGGGCAGGTAAGGCTAAACATTGGCTAACCCTTCGTTTAACAAGCTGTACGGTAGGAGGTGGCGCGCGTATCGGCTCCGCTTCCTATCATCTAACCCACTATGTAAGGACCACGGTAAGCGTGGGCAGTTAGTACCGGCCACGGTGGTCGATCATATTAAAGCGCACCGGGGCGACCTAACGTTATTTTGGGACCAATCAAACCACCAGTCGCTCTGCAAGCATTGTCACGACTCGCATAAGCAACGCTTAGAGAAGACGGGTGCGATTGTAGGTTGTGACCTTGAAGGTCTACCGGATGATCCTGGGCACCACTGGAGGCAGGCTTGACGGG